GCGTTGACCCCGCGCAAGGGCGCTAGCCTGAGTCCTATTGTCACCTTGGCCGTTCGATAAAATCGCGGGCGCTCAAGCACAATCTCATACTAAAAAAAACAAGGAACTAAATCATGCCATCCGCAATTGCTACCGAAAAAGTTTTCTCTGACATAAAAGTCAATATGTACGATCACGACCCCGCAGCCTCGACCGCAGTAATTTGCAGTCCGGACGGCGGTACCACGAAGCGCACCATTGATATGTCGCTTTATGATAATTTTGCTGTCGTCGCCGGGAACCAAGCGCTGACCGGCGCGGGCATCAACTTGCTCGAAATTGTAGCGGCTGAAAACGCGGCTATGACAACCAATCTGACAGTCATTAAAACGTCCGGCGCTGTTGTTGCCGATGCGCTCGATGATTTTGTTGTGCTTGAATGTTCAGCAGAAGAAATCTCGCAGTTGGGCAATGGTCTGCGGTACGCTGCCGCACGCATCACGATGGCAAACGCCGCAGATGAAGCAAAAGTCGTTTATATCGGCTATGCGCCAAAAACGAAAACCGCCGGATTAACCGCAACTTATATTTCTTAACAATTAGCGGTCTTCACCGTGACCGCCAAGCGAAAAGCAAAGGCGATTAAATAAAATGTCACGAGGACAACGACTTAACGTAACGCGAACGGTAGAACCTACCTATTCGCCGGTTACGTTGAGCGAGGCTAAATTACATTGTCGAGTAGACGAAACGGACGAGGACGCATTAATTTCCTCGCTGATCGTCGCTGCAACAAATTATGCTCAAGAAATAATTCAACGGCAAATTATGCCAGCTAGCTACGTGCTTGCACTGGACGGATTTCCACGCGGGGTAAGAAATGATAATTGCTCAAGCGCTATTGACGGCCGTGATATTTTACTGCCTTATGCGGGCGCCCTGGCCGTCGCGTCGATTGCGTATCTGGACACAGACGGCGCATCTCAGACCGTAGCAAGCGCGGACTACGTACTGTCGGCAGCGAGTAAGCCAAGCCGGATTGCATTGGCTTATGCCCAAGTATGGCCGGACTCCTACGCGCAAATTGACGCGGTGACAGTCACTTATACGGCCGGATTTATTGCCAGCACCGAAAATGAAACCGTTCAGCAAGATGGCGTTCCGGAACCGATTAAATTAGCCATTAAATTGTTGGTTTCACATTGGTTCGAAAACCGTGAAGCGCAAATAATCGGCACCGTATCTAATTCAATCGGGTTTGCCGTAGACGCGCTATTGTCACCCTATAAAATTGGGGAGATGTTCTAATGCGAGCCGGTAAATTACGTCATAGAATATTATTTCAGTACTCAACAAAGGCGGCAGACGAAACCGGCCAACTGCTATTGACATGGGTTGACGCTGCAACTCGCTGGGGCAGCGTCGAGGCCCTGAATGCACGTGAATTGTTTAACGCGCAGCAAGTGCAATCTCGCTCAAATCATAAAATAATAATCCGTAATAAATTACCAGCGCCAGCGCAACCCGGTGCTCAATTTCGCGCTAAGTTCGTGAAGACCGGCGAGGCCGACCGCATTTTTAATTTAACCGGATCAATGAACCAAGACGAGCGCTCAATCTATTCGGTGCTGCTGGCGGAAGAAGCCGTAGGGGTGACATCATGAGCGTCACTATCGTAGCGACAGGAGCGGAGCAAGTAATTGCCGCGCTTGAGGTTTTCAAATTATCTAAGCAACGCGCGATTTTATCGAACGCGGCCCGCAAGGCGCTTGCGCCAATCGTCAAAACTGCACGCAGCGTCCTTCCCGCAGCGGGGTCAGGTAGTAGCGGTTTTAATAGTGGAAAGTATAAAAAGTCCATTGGCGTAAAACAAGTAAGTGTCAGAAAAACAGGACCTAACCAAATTGTTTTATTGGTCGGCCCGCGACCTAACAAATTCAAGTGGACAGACAGTAAAGGGAAGGTTCGCGATCCGTATTTCTACGGTATACCTGTTGAGTACGGCCACGTAACGAACGGCGTCAAGGTGCCCGCGATTCCGGCAATGCGCATCGCGTATGAAAAACACAAAAACGAAGCCATTACCGTCTTCACGGCTGCGCTGTGGAGTAAAATTTCGTTAGAATTACAGAAGCGCGCACGTGTCCATTAGCCCAGAATCCCATTTGCGAACGCAATTGCTTGCGTCCGCCGCCGTGTCGGCATTAATCGGCACGCGGCTTGAGCCGGAATCTTCCAGCGAGGCAACGACTTTGCCGCGCGTCATTTACTCGCGGCAATCGTCAGAACGCAGCGGCTTTATGGGGGGCAGCTCCGGCCTGTTGTTTTTGCGTATTCAGTTCGATGTTTTTTCTAAATTAAAAACAGATTCAGAAAACGTGGCGGCGGCAGTGCGGAACAGAATAGATGGCTTTCGCGGGACCATCACGACCGGCAGCGACACGCTACGCTTTTTTTTAGTCCGACTTGAGGAAGAACTTGACCAAGCGGTTCCTCCGACAGACGGAAGCGACCAAATTGTTTTTCACCGTGTGCTTGATTTTTTTGTGTCATGCCAAGAGGCAGTTCCCACTTTAACGTAAACTTTTAAGGAGTTTTATTATGCCAATTGCAACCCCTGCTGACGGCCACGGCCTAACGCTAACCTATACCGGATTCTCCGCTAATGTCGTTGGCGTTACCGGCCCCAATTTCTCGCGCGAGTCAATCGACAAAACGCACATGGGGACGGTCATCTGGAAAGAATTCATGCCAAGTGACCTAGTAGACCCTGGCGAAATCGGCGTTGAGTTAGAATTTGATTCGCAGGCGCTTCCCGCAATAACGGGTGCAACCAGCGATTTAGTAATTGTTTGGGGAAATGCGGAAACGCTGAAAACCTGGACTTGTTCCGCGTTTATGACTGCATTTAGCGTGAGTGGCGGTGCGTCAGGCGCTCGCATGATGGCGAGCGCGACGTTTAAATTATCCGGAATCCCAGTCGTATCATAACCCTAGCGATTTAGTTATCCTGTGTTAGCTTGTGGCACGTAATGGACACCCATTGCGTGCCACAAAATACGAAAAGGACGCTTTATGCTGTCACGTGACTTAATTCTTTCATCCATCGACTTAGCGGTTGAGAAAATAGACGTTCCCGCCTGGGGCGGCTCAATTTTCGTGCGTCCGTTTACGGGAGGCGAACGCGGGTTAATCGAACAAGAAAGCATGGACAAAGACCCCGCTAAGGTCGCAACTTTCCGCGCGCGCTTGGTCGTGCGCGCAATTTGCGACGAAAAAGGAAAGCGACTTTTTACAGACGCCGACATTCCGGCACTGCAAGAAAAAGCCGCATCGGCAATTGACTTAGTCGCGAAGGCTGTCATTAAATTAAATGGCATGGGCGCTGACGAGGTAGAGGCTGCGGGGGAGAGCTGAGGGCTAATCCAGAAAAGAAATTTTGGCACAAACTTGCACTGGCGTTGAACATGCCCGTGCAAGAAGCGAAATTTAGGGTTAGCAGCAAGGAGTTTATCGAGTGGATAGCTTATGACCAAATAAGCCCGCTAGGTCCGGAGCGGATCGAGTACATGCTCGGAGTAGTCGCGTGCACGATCGCCAATGCGCAGGGACGAAAAAACCCGCTTAAAGTCAGTGACTTTGTGCCGAAATACGAAGCGAGAGAAAGGCAAACGGCGGAGAGTATGTTTTCAAGATTTTTGATGGCCGGTAAAATATCCGGCGAGATATCCGCGAAGCAAGACGAGCGAAGATCTAGGATTAAAAATAAAAAAGGCTAACTCATGGCGACCGTTGGAACATTAAACGTAAAATTTAAAGCGGAAACGGCGAACTTTACGGCCGGTGTATCCAGGGCGAGCGCGCGCATCGGAAAATTTTCGAAAGTGCTTGGCGGCATAGCTGCTGTTGCCGCAACGGCATTTGCCTGGAAGGCGACGGGATACGTTAAGGAAGCCCTTTCAGCAATAGACGCTACCGCAAAAATGTCCGATCAACTCGGCATCACAACAGAATCGCTGATTGCGATGCAGCACGCGGGTAACCTCGCGGGCGTGAGCACGGAAGAAATAACAAAGTCCATGCAGCGCATGGGCGTATCGCTAGAGGATGCGAAAATTGGAGGAAAACTAACCGCAGATGCGTTCCATCGTCTTGGTATAAATTTGTCAGAATTTAGTAAATTAAAACCAGACCAACAATTCGAAGCAACCGCGATAGCCATCAATAAGCTCGGATCTGAAAGTGAAAAGGCATACGTCGCTAACTCGCTTTTTGGCAAAAGTGGTTTAGTGGTCAAACAATTATTCAAGGACAGTTCGACCGCGATATCGGACGCACGGCGAGAGACGGAAAAATACGGCACGTCTCTGTCTCGCCTAGACGCTGCAAAAGTGGAGCTAGTTAACGACTCTTTCACACGCGTCAGTTCGGTGCTGACGGGCGTGTGGCAGAATATCGCCACTAAATTAACGCCGGTCCTACTCGGTATATCTGAGCAATTTTTACTTGCCGCGGAATCATCGCAAGGGTTCGGCGGCACAACGGAGAAGGCTATATCAAAAACGGTTGAGGTGGTCGGCGTATTTATCCGGGCTATGTCCGTAATTGAATCGGCCTATCTCGTTGTAAAAGTGGCGTTGTCTACGCTGGCGTTTGGGTTCGTTGATATTCTTAATAAAATATACCACGGCGTTCAATTTATAATTGGAGCCATCGGAAATGTTTTTCTAGCTGTATATGATTCGGCCCTCGCTCTGGGTGACTCCATCGCTGCTGCTATGGCTGTCGGCAAAAAACATTTTGCCGACTTTTCCGCCAGTGTGAGTAGGGGATTTTCCGAATTGCTTTTCGACGTTGCGGATGGACTCGAATTTATAGACGAGGGATTGGCAAATAGCCTGAAATCCTCCGCGCAGGCAATTGCGGACGCAGCGAAAAATTCCGGCGACACGGCACGTGAAGAAATGCGGCGGACCGAAGAGGCAGCCGAGTTTTCCGCGAATCGAGCAAAAGAGTCTTGGGCAAATGTATTTAACGTCGAAACTAAAGACAGCGAGGCACTGGGAAATCTATTCGACTCGGCACACGCTGTGGCGGAGCAAGCTGCTGTAGATCTATCTGTCGTTTTTGATTCCGTGGTCACACGTGCCGCCACGACGGGCGCAAACAAATGGCTGGAACAAATGCGCGAAAAAATTGAAGTGCTTTCGGCCAAAATTGCAAACGCAACCGCCGAACGACAGAACGCAATTCCTGAGCAAGGCGCGGACTCTAATTTCAATCCTGAGACTAGCGTTACGCAAGCGCTGAGGGACGAATACGATTTGCAGCAAGAAAATGCCGAGACGCATTCAAATTGGATGACGGATATGTGGAAAAGCGGCGAACAGCAACGACTCGATTTCGAGAAGCAGACTGGCGCGCAAAAACTACAATTCGTTGGCGATAACCTTTCAAAAATGGGCGCGCTGATGAACACGCACTCAAAACGCGCTTTTAATATTGGTAAAATTGCTGCGCTTGCGGGCGCGATTGTCAGCACTGCGGCGGGCGCTGCAAACGCGCTAGTAACGACACCATACCCCTATAATTTACTGGCGGTTGCGTCAGTAATTGCGGCTGGTGCCGTTCAAATCGCTACTATTTCACGGACGCAATTTAACGGCGGAGGAAGCGCGCCAACGTCCAGCGGGGGAGGCGGAACCGTGTACGGCGGCGACCCTAGCGGGGTAGCAATTGCAGGCGTAACGGGAAACAGCACAAATAATATGAACATCAATATCACCGGTTTACCGGAGGACGCCATGGTTTCCGGCGCATTTGTACGTCAATTAATCGAGCGAATTAATGAAGTCGGGTCAGATGGGACACGCATTAACGCCAACGCTGTGAACGTGGAAATGTCATGAGTAGCGGTAACGGTTTCCATTTTATAATTGACGTATCCGCAGGCGCAGGCGACGGCAATCAGCGTCTTCCTCGCGTTGGGTATGATAATGCCGGTGTCGGCGCTTCGGTTGTCGCCGACACGACAGCGGCGGGAGCCTACGCGGCTGCTAATTTATTCGATTGGAAACCATACACGTATTGGAAACCGCTAACTGCCGGAACGCAATACGTCACTATTATTCCAGCGTCTACGCCTGACGTAAATTATTTTGCATTCGCGCAGCATAACATTGGCAACAACGGCGGAACGATAGAATTAGAATACAGTTTAAATAGCGGCAGCACGTGGATTTCAGCAACCGGCGTTATAACACCGGTCAGCAACGAAACGGTTTGGCGCAGCTTTACCACAATAACCGCATCGCACTGGAGAATTAAAGTAACCAGCACACCGGTTAGCGTTTTGGGCACGGTTTCTTTTGGCGCTGTTTATCAGCCTTATTATGGTCAACTAGAAGGATTTACCCCTCCGCTATTGGGCCGCGATACTGAAATATATTCCAACGGCAGCGAAGGGGGAAATTTCCTGGGGCGTTCGGTTTTGCGAAGACACGTAAAGACATCAATTACGCTGATGAACATGGACGATGATGACATGTACAACGACTGGCTCCCGTTTGTGAAACACGCCGAACGCTATCCGTTTTTCTTCGCGTGGAATTACGAGGACCGCGCGTCCGATGTCGCGTTGATGCAATCAGACGGAAAAATTCCAGCGCCTACGTTTATGCGGCACGGCATAATGTCTGTCACGCTTCCGATGAAGGGGCTAAGTCCGTCATGACTTACGAGTCCCTAAAAGCTGAAGCGGGTCGCCGCCCTGTCTGGATAATCGAAATAGATTTAGATTATTGCGAATTAATTTACGGCACGTCGCCATGCCTTGCGGCAATCGGCGTCACGGGTCCGGAAAAGTGCTACAATACGCGGAAAACATGCCAGTATCCGACCGCATATGACAAAGGAACTAAAACATATCGTTTTAGTTCTGAAATTTTGCCGCCGTCTGGGGAGGAGCAATTCCAGTGCATACCGTGTATTGACGACGTTAGCTTCTTGCCTTCGCGCATTGAACCGGGGAAAGGGCTTGGCCGTCGCTCTGTGATGACTGTCACTATGTTAGATCACGCTATGTCGGATCTTGGGATAGATAAATATTTATCAGACCGCACTTACGACTCCGCCACCACGGGCACATTTTTTACAAAATTAATGGCTAGAAATCCATACTACCAAGGCCGCACGGTTCGAATTAAAACCGGCTATTTGTTAGACGGGGAAGACCCGGACGCAGCGAATTTTATAACGCGGCGCTACCAACTGGAAAAAATAGACGGACCGGACCGCTCTGGTAAAATGACGTTCACGGCGAAAGATCCGCTTAAATCGCTGGACGATAAACGCTCCCAGGCACCGCGCGCAAGCAAAGGAAAGCTGGCGCTGGCGCTGAATAATTCAGACGGCGTTTTTGATTTGGCTATTGCCGGTATTGGAGACATAGAATATGCGACGAGTGGGTTCATTAAAATTGAAAGTGAAATAATGTCATTCACGCGGGTAGCGGACACGCTAACCGTTTCACGTGCGCAAAAAAACACAGTGGCCGTTGCGCATGATATTGATTCACCGGTGCAACAATGCCTTGCTTATACCGCTATTAATTTATTGACGATACTGCAAGACTTGCTGGTAAATTTTGGCGGTGTCGATGCCGGTTTAATCCCGACAGCGGAGTGGGCGGAAGAAGGCGATCTTTGGTTTATCGATGTCAATTTAACGGCGCTGGTTTCAAGTCCGACCGGCGTACAAAGTTTGATAGGCGAATTATCGGAACAATGCCAGTGCTTTATTTGGTGGGACGAGCGCGCACAGGAAGTGAAATTTAAAGGCGTTCGCCCGTGGGCGTTTGACCAGATTGCGGCGGTTGATGACGACGCTCACGTGATTTCGGACAGTCAATCAGTGAAGGACCGGCCAGACGAAAGAGTCAGTCAGGTGCAAGTTTTTTACGGACAAAAAAACCCAACGGAAGAATTGGCGCGACCGTGGAATTTCGCGCGGCTGGAAGTCAACACGGACCAAGACAGCGAGAGCGCGGACGAGTACGGCGAAGCCCGCATTAAAGTGATATATTCACGCTGGCTATCGACCGCTCAAGGCTCGCTGGCTGCGGGACTTGCAGCGCGGATGCTGTCGAGATACCGCGATAATCCGCGCACTATTTCTTTTAAATTGGACGCGAAAGACTCCACGGCCTGGACTGCCGACACGGTTTTAGCCACGATTCGCATGCTGACGGATTTTTCTGGCGCGCCGATCCCTAGTTACCTGCAAGTTATCGAAGCGAGGGAATCCGTCATGGGTTCTGAATACGAATATATTTTACAAGATTCTGGTTTTACCGCTCGCTATTTTTTATGGGCCGACGAAACAGTAGAGGAAGACTACGGATCAGCGGCACCGGCCTTGCGTTCTCGCTACGGCTGGTACGCTAACGACGACGACGAATTAACAAACAATGACGACGGGTATTTATTAGCATGACCGCATATTCAGCAATTACCGACGCGGAAATAAATCCGGACAAGGTCGCTAAATCGTCAACCATGTATAAATTGCGCGATAATTTATCCGCAGTGGTCGAAGGAGACGCAACCGCTCCCAGCATTAATCCTGCCGTTTTATTAGTCGGCGGGAAAGGTACCGATGGCATTTTTAATGACGCGTCAGGTCTTACCGGAGTGGGCTATTACGA